ACATTAATTTTATATACGTGTTCAGCTTCGCCAGTAACTAAAGTTGTTGTTAAAGTTGTTGAAAGATCACCAACTATTGTTTCTGCGTGAATTGTTGCTACATTTACTATATTAGGTATTGCCATAATCTACTCCTTTTATCCAAAAACTAGCGCCATTGCAATAGCTTTTCCTGTCGATGCAGCGCTAGAATTTGCATCAATATATGTTACTAATCTTGAAGCAGCTACTTTTCTATTAGTTCCACCTGCTCCATTGTCCACGATGAATAAATCAGCATCTACAATAGCTTCTCCAATATCTGTCGCTCCGTCTATGTCTAAGTCTGCTACAGCTATACTTCCATCTGGAAATACAGGTGCTTGTGAAAATGTTACAGCTCCATTTGAGGCAATTGTTATTGAATCTGCATCACTAGATACACCTATAGTACCACCATCTTTAATTACTAAATCATCTGCAAGTGTTACAACACCATTACTATCACCAGAAATCCAAGTTGTGGTTGTTGAACCATCATTACCAGCAATTTTTAATTGTCTATCTCCTGTTGCTGAACTTGGATCAACTGCTGAACCAATAATTACATTTCCTGAACCAGATGTAATATTATCTCCAGCATTTTCTCCAATACAAAGATTTCTAACACCAGTAATATTTAATCCAGCGCTTTCTCCTATTGCAATATTATTATTTCCTGGATCAGCAGCTGACAGAGCAGAAGCACCTATTGCAATACAACCCTGCATATCTGTTGCCGCAGCTCCAGCATTATAACCTATAAAAGTATTAAGTGATCCTGTGGTTACTGCTGTTGCAGCACTATAACCCACTGCTGTATTAGTATCACCACTTGTTAAAGCATCTAAAGCTGCAACACCAACTCCAGTATTATATTGAGCTGCATTTAAAGTTCCTGTTGTTGCATGACCAAGTAATAAGGATCCTGTAAAATTTGTTCCAGCAAGTTTAATAAAAGCTGATCCGCCAAGAGTTATAGCATCTGCTTCTAATGTACCATCAATATCTGCATCACCTGATATATCTAAAGAACCTGCTATTAATTTAGCTTCTGTTCCACTAAATACTTCTGACGAGTTACTAGCAGCAGTTAAAAATGCAAACCCTTCTGCACTATCATCATAACCCATAAAACCTATTCGAGCAGAAGAGCCATCATGATATCTAAATTCAATACCTCTATCTTTATTGTCATCTGAACCTGGTGCAGTATCTCCACCTAAAGTAAAGATAGGATCATCTATTGTAACTGTTGTACTATTAACTGTTGTAGTTGTTCCGTTTACTGTAAGATCTCCTGTAATTGTTAAATTATCATTAACAGTTACTTCAGAAGTTGTGTGTCCAATTGAAATTGGTACACCTGAAGTTGCAGTACCTATTGTAATGCCATTTGATGTATTAGAATTATCAATGTTTAATGAAGTTGTTGCGTCTAATGAAATAGTTGTGCCATCAACAGCTAAAGTACCATCAATGTCTGTATTATCTAAATTAGATGTACCATCAATATCCATGTTGCCTGAAATATCTAAAGAAGCTGCTGCTACGTCAGCAGGAAAAGTTAAATTACCAGAATTATCACCAGAAATCCAAGTTGTAGTTGTTGAGCCATCATTACCAGCAATTTTTAATTGTCTGCTTCCTGTTGCAGAACCTAAATCTATACCAGCACCAATCATTACATTACCAGAACCAGAAGTTATATTATCTCCAGATTGATAACCAATTCCAATATTACGACCACCAGTAGTTATATTTTTTAAAGCATCTACTCCTAAAGCAATATTATAAGAATTACTTTGACCAGATGCACCTTGCATAGCACTTTTACCTATAGCAACATTTTCGCCACCAGAAACATTATAATAAGCAGCACTATCTCCAATATTAACATTATCACTACCAGTTGTTAAACCATCACCAGCTTCATTACCAAACACCATATTTCTATTACCTGTAGTTATGGATGAACCAGATGAATAACCAACTGCTACATTTTTATCACCTTGTGTAATTGCATCTAAAGCGGCTAGACCAACTCCTGTATTTTTTTCAGCAGAGCTTAAAGTTCCTGTTGTAGCATGTCCTATTAATAAAGAATTTGAAAAATTTGTTCCACCAAGTTTAATAAAAGCTGAACCTCCAAGTGTGTATGCGTCTGCTTCTAAAGTACCATCTATGTCAACGTCACCTGATATATCTAATTCTGTTGCTACAATTTTATCGTTAAATGTTGCTGCACCTGCAGCTGACATGTCAAAAGTTAATGCAGTTATTGTGCTTCCACCATCATTACCTTTAATTAAAAAATCTTTATCTGATACTTTAGTTTCTAAAATTACATCACTACTAGAATTGTAGATACGTGCCATTTCTGTGCCATCATCTTCATAGACAATACCACTACCTGCTGTACCAGCATCAAGTGTAATACCACCAGCAGATTCTAAATTAATAGAATCAACAGCTGTACCATCTGATACAACATCTAAATCTCCATCTGCGTTTGAACCTATATATAATCCAGAATCTCTAAATTGTAATCTCATTGCAGCGTTTAATAATAATGCTGTATCCGCAACGTGAGTAAGTGATACGTCTGAATCTGCACCGAAACTTAATACTGCAGAGTCGCTTAATAATTTAAGGTCATCGCCTATAACAGCATCTTTTGCTACAGATAAACCACCATCAGTTTGTAATGAGCCATCTGTTGTAGAAGTTGCTTCAGTAGTATCATCTGTTTTTAAAATACCACTAGCTGTAACTGTTGTAGCAGTTAATGCTTGTGCAGCAATCGTGCTACCAGATTGCGCTGTAAAAGTATTTGCAGTGAATTGAAAATCATCAGCTCCTGCAATTTTAATATCTATTTGATCATCTGTATCCGCTGTAATACTTGTATCAGCATCAGCATCTAAAATTAATTCTTCTCCATTTAAATCTTGTGCTCCAACTCCGCCGCCTATGTTTGTATCCACAACATCTGTACCGTTAGCATATAAAATTTTTGTTCCTTTATCAGATGTTCCCCAAGTAACTCCAGTCTGGCCAGATACTTTTACTGTAACAGTATATGCACCTGAACTTTGGTTATCTATAATCCAAACTTTTTCATTAGCTGGAACTGTAACTACTGCATTACCAGTAATTGTTCCTGTTAATGCTATAACTGCGTGACGAGCTACATCTCCTGTTGAACCATCTGTATAAGTTAAAGCTACTGTACCACTACTTGTTAAAGCTTGTGACACGTAGCCATTAATTGCTTCTTCTAAAATCTGTATATTGGTATTAGTTTTTGTCCCCCAAGTTCCGGCGTTTTCGCCAGTTGCCATTAACTCTGTTCCAATATCTGTATAACTTGATGCCATAATTTATTCCTTAAGGTGTTGGTGAGTTGACTGGTATTCTAACTGTTCCATCTGTATAGTCATCTCTTCGTCTTCTACCTAGTTGTTCTCCTCCAAATTTTTGTACTTCTTGTTGGTATTTTTGTTCGTATAATTGCAGCATATCAGCTGGGCCTTTCAAGAAACCATAAGTTTCTGCTAGGCAACAATATAGCAGACCATTTGGAAAATTCATACTAATATAATTAGTATCATCATTTTCTAATAATGCTGGAGCTGCGTTGTAGTGAATTTTATAAGCAAATGTTGCGCTTGGTGTTGGTGATACAATTATAGATCCAGAGTTTGAGGAGCTTTCTCCAGTAGCCCCAGTATCTAACATTGCATAATATTTTGGTGTGCCAGTAGATGTAGTTGCTGAAATATATTCCTCTAAAAATGTTAAATCTCTTTTTTCTAAATATGTATTAGCTCCAGTATAAGTAGATCCAGTTGCAGTATAAACTTGCACTGCTCTAACAAATACAGCTCCTGCAGGAACTGTTACAGTGCCTGTTCCAGATGTAAAATTACCTGTAGATGTTTTTCTATCAGCATCAATTGGTATATCTCTAAAAATTCTAT